TGCCGTTCTTGCGGACCAAGGCCGATGCGCGTGGGAGTGGCCCACCGGCGGCCCGTATACCAGCCTGGGCGACGCCTGTTGGCGACAGTACGGGCGGCTATGCTGGCCAGGTGCGCGCCGCGTTCCTCGCCAATCCGGTGGCGTCGCGCGCCATCCGCCTGGTGGCGGAAGGGGCCGGCGGTGCGCCGATCACCAGCAATCCGTCCGGCCATCCGGCGCTGTCGCTGCTGGCGAGCTGCGGCTTTGGTGCGTCCGGGCCTGGATTGATCGAGACCTTGGCCGGGCATCTGCTGTTGCACGGCAATGCCTATGTCGATGTGGCGGTGGGCGATGATGGCCTGCCGGCTGCGCTGTTTGCGCTGCGCCCGGAACGGGTGAGCGTGGAGGTGGACGCCAATGGCTGGCCGGCGGCGCATGTCTACCGCGCCGGCGGGGCGCTGCGGCGCTATCCGGTGGTGTCAGGTGGGGGCCTGCTGCACATTCGCAGCTTCCATCCGTTGGATGATCATCATGGTGCCGGTTGCCTGGCGCCGGCGGCGGGCGCGGTGGCGGTGCACAATGCCGCCAACCGCTGGAATCAGGCGCTGCTTGACAATGCGGCGCGGCCTTCTGGGGCGCTGGTGTACCAGCCTGGTGATGGATCGACACTCAGCCCGGCGCAGTATGAGCGGTTGCGCAGCGAAATGGAGGCGGCGTTCAGCGGCGCAGCCAACGCCGGCCGGCCGATGCTGCTGGAAGGTGGGTTGAACTGGCAGGCGCTCAGCCTGTCGCCCGCCGAAATGGATTTCGCCGGCATGCGCGAGGCTGCAGCGCGCGATATCGCACTGGCGCTGGGCGTGCCGCCCCTGCTGCTCGGCATGAAGGGTGACAACACCCACGCCAATTACCGGGAGGCCAATGCCGCGCTGTGGCGGCTGACCCTGCTGCCATTGCTGGGCCGCGTGCTCGGCGCGTTGGCCGCCCATCTTGGTTGGTGGTGGCCGGGGCTGGCGCTCAGCGTGGACCTGGATGGCATCACGGCGTTGGCCGAGGACCGCGAACGGCTGTGGGCCAGCGTCAGCGCGGCGGACTTTCTGGAACCCACTGAGAAGCGGCGCATTCTAGGGCTGGAAGGGGATATGGCATGACCGGCATATTGGAAGGGCTGGTGGCGCAGGCGGAAAGCCAGGGCGCGGCGCGGGTGACATTGCAGGCGATCATCGAGGAAGCGGCCGATACGGGCGCCGCGCGCGCGTTGCGCCGTATCGGGCTGATGGACGACGGCGCCGGCGGTGACATCAAGGAACTGCGCCAGCTGGTGCAGGGCTGGCGCGATGTGAAAAGCTCCGCGCTGAAAAGCCTGGTCGGCTGGGTGGTGCGCTCCGTGGTGGCGCTGCTGCTGTTCGCGCTGGCGTTCAAGCTGGGGTTGGTGCGCGGGGAACGGCCATGAAGGCGCTGCGCCTGGCGGGCTATGCCAGCGTGTTTGATGTGGCCGATCGCGGCGGCGATGTGGTGGCGCGCGGGGCCTTTGCCGATGCGATCGCGCCCTTGCCATTGCTGTGGCAGCATCTTCCCGGTGAACCAATCGGGTTCGTCGAGGCCTTGGCTGAAGATCAGCGTGGGCTGCGCATCACGGCGCAGATTGTCGGCACGGGCCGCGGTGCGGACGCAGCGGCATTGGTGAAAGCCGGCGCTCTCACGGGATTGAGTTTTGGTTACCGGGTGAAGGCCTCCAGCCCGTTGCGAACTGGGAACAGGATCGGTCGGCGGCTGGAGCGGCTGGAACTGGTTGAAGTGTCACTGGTGACCTTCCCGATGCAGCGGGAGGCCCAGGTGTTGGGTTGGCAAGAGGAGAACGAGGATGCTGGAAGTGAAGTCTGAAAATCTGACGCCCAATCTTTCCGGGGTGTTCGAGACCGCCGAAACCATCACGCGCCCGGCGCTGGAGGCCAAGGCCGCCACGATCGCTGCCCCGGCCAAGGGCGGGCTGGCGGTGCCGCGCGAGATCGATGACGTGATCGGCCGGGTGCTGGCCGCGGTCTCGCCGATCCGCGCCATTGCGCAGGTGGTGGAGGTTGGGTCGGCCAATTACCGCCGGCTGTTCACCACCAGCGGGGTGGTATCGGGCTGGGTGGCGGAAACCGCAGCGCGCCCTGAAACCGAAACGCCGGACTTTGCCGAAATCGCGCCGCCGATGGGTGAGCTTTATGCCAACCCGGCGGCCAGCCAGGCGATGCTGGATGATGCCAGTTTCGACGTGGAAAACTGGCTGGGCGAGGAGATCGGCCGCGAATTCGCCCGAGCCGAGGGCGTGGCGTTCGTCAGCGGCGATGGCGTGAACAAGCCGCGCGGCTTCCTGACTGGCCCGGTGGCAGCCACCGGCGATGCCGCGCGGGCGTTCGGCACGTTGCAGTTCATCACCTCCGGCGCGGCTGGCGCCTTTGCCGCCAGCAATCCGCAGGATCGGTTGATCGATCTGGTGCACGCTCTGGCCAGCCCCTATCGTCAGGGCGCGGTGTGGGTGATGAACAGCGCCACGCTGGCGCGCATCCGCAAGTTCAAGACCAGCGATGGCGCCTTCATATGGCAGCCGGGCCTGGGGCCGGACCAGCCGCAGACGCTGCTGGGTTATCGCGTGGTCGAGGTCGATGCGATGCCGGATGTGGCAGCGGACAGTCTGTCGATCGGCTTCGGCAATTTCCAGGCCGGCTATCTGATCGCCCAGCGCGCCGAGACGACCGTGCTGAAAGACCCCTACAGCAACAAGCCCTATGTGCATTTCTATGCCACGCGGCGTGTAGGCGGCGCGGTGCTCGACAGCCGCGCCATCAAGCTGATGCGCTTTTCCGCCTGATTCCATCCGCCTGAGTCAATCCAGGGGGGGCCGGCCGCGTGCCGGCCCCACAGTGGAGATCAACATGCCTGACAATGTGACGGCGCCGGCCATCGGCCTGGCGTTTGCAACCGATGAACTGGCCGGCGTGCACTGGCCCTATGCCAAGCTGGCGTTTGGCGCGGATGGCGCAGCGGTGGTTGTTGCCGACAGCGCCGGCGCGCGGCTGCCGGTGCAGATCGGCGGCACGCTGCCGGCCTTTGCTGCAACGCCCACCGTTGCACTGGATGCGCCTACCTTGGCGGCGCTTGAAAATACCATTGTCACGATCGGCGGCACGCTGCCGGCTGGTACCAACAACATCGGCGATGTCGATGTGCTGACGGTGCCGGCAGTGGCCAGCACCACGCGGGCCTATGATTTTGCCGCGGGCCAGCGCCTGACGACCAGCGGTGCGGGTGCGCAGCGGTCAACGGCCGTCACCGCCGCCGAAGTGTTGCTGCATGCCAGTGTGCGTGGATTCATACGGGTGGGGGACAGTGGTGTGAACGCCGCTGTCGCCGCTGGATCGATCCCGCTGGCCGCCGACGAGAAATTTCACCTGCGCATCAGCAGCGGCCAGTTCATCAGCTTCATCCGCGATGGTGCAACCGATGGCAGCCTGTCGATCGTGCCGGTGGCCGCATGATGTTCATCGGCGGCGGCGTGGGCGGCGTCGGGCAGATTGGCGGCGGTGCGCGTCTTGTGGCGTCTGGTGCGCCAGACTTCAGCCTGTCGAACAGTGCCGCCACGACCATCTGGGGCACCGTTTCCATCGGTGATCTGATCCCTTCAAACGCACCGGCCGGCGTCACCTTCCGATTGGTGAACGAACCCGCCGGCCTCGCAGTGGTGAACGGCTGATGGCTATTCGTATCGCAACGATTTCGGCGACCGATCTGCGGCCGGCCGTCAACATCACCAAGCGCAATTACACCACGGCGATCACCGTGGGCGGCACGGCCGGCAAGGTGGTGGGCTGGTGGCAGGCGGCGTTCGTGCGCCTTCCCGGTTCACCCAACTTCACCAGCAACACCGTCTATCCACTGTGGGGGCATGACGGCAACAACGCCGGCAACTTCAACGGCGGCCAGGATGGCGTCGTCTGGATCGGCGGTGACAGCGCCAGCCAAGGCGCGCTGCGGCTGCGCCCGCGCCGCACAGCGCGATCCGGCAATCAGAACGGCTATGCCGCCGCCAACCAGGATTTCACCAGCGTTTCCGCGCTCACTGCCAACGGCACCGATGTCTATCTGCTGGTCTATGGTGAGCAGAACACCGGCACCGATGCATCGCCGGTCTGGCAGGGCTGGGCCGCGCGCGTGCTGGTGGGCGGCGGCGTTTCCAGCCAGGTCATCGCCACCGCCCTGGCCAGCCTTTATGTCACCAGCG